AGCTCCTAAAACTGTTGAAGAACTCGAACAATTTAAAGCTCAGTATCCAGATGTTTATGATGTGGTTGAAACTGTTTCACACTTACAAAGTGAAGCCAAAGTCTCTGAATTAAATTCTAAGATTTCGTCTTTACAAGAAAGAGAATCAGCAGCTTTACGAAAAGAAGCAGAATCTGAATTGCTTAGTACGCATCCTGATTTTGCAGCTATTCGAGAAAGTGATGATTTTCATCAGTGGGCAGAATCTCAACCAGAAGATATTCAAGCATGGGTTTATAACAATCCTAATAATGTTCGTTTAGCAAGTCGAGCAATTGATTTGTTTAAACAAGATATAGGATTAGCTTCTACATCACAGAAGCAACAGACTCGTAAGAAGTCTGTGAGTTCAAGCTCAAAGGCTGCGGATATGGTATCTACCAAGACTACAACGATAGATGCTTCATCTGAGCCTAAAATTTGGACTCAAGAGGAGATCGCATCTTTACCTATGGATGAGTTTGATCGTCTCGAATCCGAGATAGATCTAGCTATGGCTGAAGGTAGAGTACGATTATAATATTAATCTTTAACAATTAAAGGTAAATAAAATGGCTTACAATCAATCAGACGCTCTATTTGAGCCGTCAACTGATACTGATGCCAACTTTGCGAACTCCGTAAGTGGACAAACTAACTCGTTCTTCATGCCGAAGGTTTATTCCAAGAAGGTACTTAACTTTTTTAGAAAAGCCTCGGTTGCTGAAGCAATCACTAACACTGATTATTCGGGTGACATTTCCGCTTTCGGAGATACTGTACGTATCGTCAAAGAACCAACGATTACTGTTTATCAGTATGAACGTGGTGCTGACGTAACACAGACGAAGTTGACTGATGCCGAAGAAACCCTAACTGTTGATATAGCTAACGCCTTCAAATTCAAAGTTGATGATATTGAGAAATCTATGTCTCACGTGAATTGGAAAGAAGCAGCCTCTAGTGCTGCTGCTTATGCATTGAAAGATGCATTTGATGCTGGCGTACTTGCTGAAATGTTTGCTGGAGTATCAAGCTCATCCCCCGATAATGTTATCGCTTCGGATAGCTCAACTACTGTTACTAACATGGATCATGCAACGTCTTCTGTAGACTTGCTTGGTTCTGATGGTACAGGTGTAGATGCCCTCGACCTTATGGCAAGAATGGCACGTTTACTAGATGATCAAAACATCCCTGAAGAAGGTAGATGGTTTGTTGCTCTTCCTAATTTCTATGAAGAGTTATCAAGATCTAGTTCTAAACTAATGTCAGTAGACTATAACGCAGGTTCAGGTTCACTTCGCAACGGCTTAGTATCTAGTGGAAAGCTACGTGGTTTTAATATGTATAAATCCAATAATATTGCTGCAACGTCAAATGCGACAGGCAAATGTATTGCTGGACATATGAGTTCTACGGCTACAGCTCAAGCTATCACACAAACGGAGGTCATTCGTGATCCTTCCAGTTTTGGTGACATCGTTAGAGGACTGCACGTTTATGGTGCAGACGTTCTTCGTAGCGAAGCTTTAGTAAAAGCTTTTTATGTAGTTGACTAATCAATAGTTAAGCGTAAAGCAAAACGGTATGCGGGAAGAGAATTTTATGTTCTTCTTCCCCATACTTAATTTTTAGGATAAAAGTATATGCCATACACTGGAACAAATCAAAGACCTGTAATTTTAAAGAATAAAAATAAAGGCAACAGAAAATTAGTTCGACCCGGAAGTCGAATGACTCGTGAACAACGAGAAACATACAATAAGAATTGGGATAAGATCTTTGGAAAATCCCAAAAGAATTATAATAGACAAAAAGGTTAAGGAGGAAACTATAGTGAAAATTAAAATATTAGCTTTGACTATTTTTTTATTAACAATATCTGGTTGTTCTATCGTTAAAGAAACAACAGACACTAGTAAAAATGTAGAAACTATTGATGAAATGACTAACGAGTAATAGATAAATGGCAACAACATACTTACAATTAACTAATGAGTTACTGAGAGAATCAAACGAAATTGCTTTAACTTCTGCTAATTTTGCAGATGCTTTAGGAGTACAAGCACACGTTAAAGATTGCGTAAATAGAGCATACAACGATATTGTAAGTGCTGAACCACAATGGTCTTTTCTAGCTACTGGTGAAAGTGGAGCTACTGATCCTTTTTACGGTAACGTATATGTAGAGACTGTAGCAGGAACACGTTGGTACGAATTAAAAGCAGCGTCAAGTTCTATAACAACTGATTACGGTGCTGTAGACTGGAACGATTTTTATCTAACAACTATAGGAGTAAGTGGTGCTTCGACACCATATACAAGTAAAAACTTATCGTTTTCAACAATAGAAGAGTGGAAAGATCATTATAGAGCATCAGAAAATGTAGACGATGCTGATACTCAAACATATGGTGAACCTAGAGTTGTTATTAGAAGTCCTGATGGTAGAAAATTTGGAGTAAGCCCAATACCAGATAAAGTATACAGAGTATGGTTTTTTGCGTGGGATTTACCTACAGCTTTGAGCGCATACGGAGATACAATAGTATTTCCAGATATGTATACACCTGTATTAATAGCAAGAGCTAGGTATTATATACATCAATTTAAAGATAATCCGCAAGCTTCGGCTTTTGCACTTGATGATTATAAAAAAGGATTAAGACAAATGAGATCTAATCTTATGAATCCTACTCCTAAGTTTATGTCAACGGATCAAATATAAAATGGCACAGTCACAACCTTTTGCAGTAGCTTGTCAAGGTGGTTTGAATAAAGTATCAAGCCAGTTTGAATTATTAAGAGTTCCCGGAGAAGCTATAAAATTAAAGAATTTTGAAGTCTCTACGCAAGGCGGTTATAGACGTATAAATGGTTATAGCCAACTAGGAGATGGAACAAGACCTAACAGTTCAAATGCTATTAAAGGATTACAAGTATATGCAGACGGTTTAATAGCGTGTTCAGGCACAAATATATACTTTAGCGAAGACGGAGACAGTTGGTTATTATTAAATAGAGCAAGTGTATCAGGTAGTGGAGATAATTACAGTACGTTTGGTGGTAGAAGCACTTCAGCAAGAACTTCACAAGGTCAAGCATCTTTTGCAATTTATGAAGGTGATTCAGATTACGGAGAGTTAATAGTAACTGATAGAGGTTCAGCCGTCAAGCCTTTTTATTTTAAGATGACTGGTACTGGAGACTTAGATACTAGAACATTTTTTGCTAAAGAGATTACAGTTGATGGAAGCACTTATCCTAAATATTGTGTAATACACGATAGACATTTAGTTGTAGGTGGAGCAGGAACAGCAGAAAATACTATATATTATAGCGGTACTGATGATATAGATGATTTTACATCAAGTGGTTCTGGAAGTATAAAGTTAGATGATCAAGTAGTAGGCTTAAAGTCTTTTCGTAATGATCTAATAATTTTCTGTAAGAACAGCATTTATAAATTAGTAAATATTAATAACTCTAGTACTATTGCAGTACAGCCCATTACAAAGAATATAGGCTGTATGGATGGAGATAGTATCCAAGAAATAGGCGGGCAGTTATTATTTTTAGCACCAGATGGAATAAGAACAGTAGCAGGTACAGCAAGAATTGGTGACGTAGAACTAGGATCTTTGAGTAGAAAGATACAACCTATTATAGGAGATGTAGCATCTAATATTGGTTCTTATATTATTAATAGTTGTGTAATTAGAAAGAAATCACAATACAGATTATTTTACGGATCTTCAGGAACAGCAACAAGTGTCTCAGAAGGACTTATAGGAACACTTAGAATTACTCCAGAAGGCGGAACACGTTTTGAGTGGTCTGAAGTACAAGGAATACAAGCAAGTGGCGGGATAACTTCTGGATTTACAAACACAGGTGTAGAGAAATTTTATCATGGTGATTATGCTGGATATGTTTATAACCACGATACAGGAAACGAATTTAATCCAGCAGGAACAGCAACAAATATAGATGCTGAATACCAAACACCTAGTATGGATTTTGGAGACTTAGGAACTTTAAAAACTTTAAAATATGTAAAGTTATCAGTAAAACCAGAAGGATCAGTACAGCCTTCTTTAGGAATTGGTTATGATTATGACGATAATTTCATAGCACAACCAGCCGATTATGTATTAGATTCGATACCTCCTGCTGCAATTTTCGGATCTGGTGTTTTTAATAGTGCAACTTTTGGTGCTGCTGAAAATCCAATGATTAGAAAAACAGTAGAAGGATCAGGAAGAACTGCTTATTTTAAAGTACATAGCAACGACCAAAACGGTCCTTACACAATAAATGGAATATATATAGATTACGTACCTTCAGGGAGAATATAAGAGATGGCACAAAGTTATACAAGACAAAGTAGTTTTAGTGATGGAGATACCATTACTGCTGCATTGTTTAACAATGAATACAACCAATTAGTCAACGCATTTACATACAGTTCTAGTAGCGCTTCAAGCACTGGACACAGGCATGACGGCACAGCAGGACACGGTGGTAATGTACACACTATTGGTGACTTAGACTTTTTAAATAAGATAGTTGCAGATAGTACTAATAATCGTTGGGGAGTCTTTGTAGAGGTATCTTCAGCAGCAGTAGAACAAATTAGAATACAAGACGGAGCAATAGTTCCAGTTACAGATAATGATATAGATTTAGGAACAAGCTCATTAGAATTTAAAGACATATTCATAGACGGTACTGCACATATTGATACACTTGACGTAGATGTAAACGGTACAGTAGCAGGAACTTTTGGAGTTACTGGAGCTACTACGCTATCTAGTACATTAGCAGTTACAGGTGCTGTCACAGGTTCAAGCACAATACAAGGTACTACAATCACAGCTACTACAGCTTTTGTTCCAGATGCAGCTGATGGTGCAGCTTTAGGTACATCTGCATTAGAATTTAGTGATTTATTCTTAGCTGACGGTGCTGTTATAAACTTTGGAGATGATCAAGATGTATCTCTAACTCACGTAGCCGATACAGGCTTACTTCTTTCAAGTACTGACCAACTTCAGTTTGGTGATTCAGGTACTTATATTTATCAATCAGCAGACGGAGTACTAGACTTAGTATCCGATACAGAGATTGAAATCAATGCAACCACAATAGACATCAACGGTGCCGCAGACGTATCAGGTAACTTAGCAGTTGGTGGAAACTTAACAGTTACTGGTAATGCTACAATATCAGGTAATCTTACTTTTGGTGACGCAGCTTCTGATACAGTAGCTTTTAGTGCTGACGTTGCTTCTAATCTTTTGCCAAGTGCTGATAATACATACGACATAGGTGCTTCAGGTTCTGAGTGGAAAGATTTATACATAGATGGTACAGCCAATATAGATAGCCTTGTAGCTGATACTGCTGATATTAATGGCGGAACTGTAGACGGAGCAATCATTGGTGGTTCAAGTGCAGCCGCAATTACTGGTACAGCTATTACAGGTACAAGTTTTGTAATAGGTTCAGCAGACATATCCGAAGCAGAACTAGAAACAATAGATGGTATAACAGCAGGCACAGTAATAGCAAGTAAAGCTATTGTCACAGATTCAAACATAGATATTACTGGTGGTAGAAACATAACCATTAGTGGTGAACTAGATGCTGCAACACTTGATATTAGTGGTAACGCAGATATTGACGGCACACTCGAAGCAGATGCATATACAGTAGACGGAACAGCATTAAATGAATATATAGCTGATACTGTAGGAGCTATGGTTGGTTCTAACACAGAGACAAACATTACTGTAACTTATGAAGACGGAGATAATACACTAGACTTTGTCATCGGTACACTTAATCAAGATACTACAGGTACTGCAGATTTATTCACAGCTTCTGCTAATAACAGTACTGACGAAACAGTATATCCTGTATTTGTCGATGGAGCTACAGGCTCTCAAGGTGCTGAAACAGATACAGGCTTAACATATAATCCTAGTACAGGAATGCTAACAAGTACTGGTGTTACTTCAACATTTACAGGTAATATAACAGGTAATGTAACAGGAAACACTTCAGGAACAGCAGCTACAGTAACGACTGCAGCACAATCAGCAATTACAAGTCTTGGAACGCTTACAACACTTACTGTTGATAATGTAATAGTTAATGGTACGACAATAGGACATACATCAGATACTGATTTAATAACACTAGCCGATGGA